AGGCTTTTTCTTCTCAGGGAAATCCAATGCTTCGACCCATCGAAAAAGGCCAAGTGGCCTATCGGCACGCCCTAGGATTGCCATCCAAATATCACGCCCGACTCAAGCTCAAGGGCCGCACCCTGGCCATACTGCAAGGCGACACACAGCAGGAAGCAAACGAGCGCGCCGATCGCCTGGTGGAAGTGCTTATCCCTGGCCAGCAAGGCATTACCATCGAGCCCGCCTAGCGTCCCGAGTATCGCCGCATCATCGAGAGGGCGTGCATGTCCCAGTTGAGGGGCATCCGGAGTGATGAAAAAGCGGCGAAACCGTCTTTTCCATAAAAAACGTATTGGCACGGCTGGCGCGGCTTTGCGGCGAATCTGGAATTTCTGTTAGAGGAAGATGCACGCCAGCTCAAAAGGCCGTATCAGTCACGGCTGCGCCGCACTGCCGCACCAGCCCTCTGGCTCGCTGCGAAGGTTAGGGGAGGGGGTGTCCTCAAAGTTCAGGAAGCTATCGCACCGGAAACCGCGCCCCCTTGCATTCGCAGATTATTTCCCTGTTAACGAGGCTTGTTAACTCATGGCGTTAACTGAACAGAAGCGCCGCTACGCCGCTGCGCGCCTGGCTGGTTCGCCAAAGAAGCAGTCGGCTATCGAAGCGGGCTACTCCGAAAAGACCGCCTCACAGGCCGCGTCCAGGCTTGAGAAAGACCCTGATGTTCTGGCCGCGATGGGCCGCATGGTCGCCGTTGCCGAGAAGCCGAAAACAGCGCCGCCTGCAGCGGACCCCGACCCGCATATTCCTGCGCCGGCGGATGACCCGCTGCAGTTCATGCGAAACATGATGAACGACCTGGCTGCCGACCCGAAGCTGCGCCTCGATGCCGCCAAGTCGCTCGCGGCTTTCACGGTCGCTAAGCCCGGCGAATCCGGAAAGAAGGAACAGAAAGCGGATGCCGCGAAGCAGGCCGGCCAAGGCCGGTTTGCTGCCGCGCCGCCTCCGCTGCGCGCGGTGAAGTGATATGCCCGAATGGTCGACAGCTTGCCCTGATTGGGGCCGCCGCCTGCTGGCCGGCGAAACGATCATTCCGCCGCCGATCTTCCCCGAGGAAGCTGAGCGCGCCCTGGCGGTGTTCAAGCAGCTCAAGATCGTCGATGCCCCCGGCAGCCCAACCTTCGGTGATGCCTGCGCGTCCTGGGTGTTCGACCTGGTGGCGTCCATCTTCGGTGCCTACGACCCCGAGACCGGTCGGCGCCTGATCACCGAGTGGTTCATCCTCATTCCGAAGAAGAACTCGAAGTCGACCATTGCCGCCGGGATCATGATGACGGCGCTGATCCTGAACTGGCGCCAGTCCGCCGAGTTCTCGATCCTGGCGCCGACCGTCGAGGTTGCGAACAACGCCTTCGCGCCGGCGCGGGACATGACCCAGCGTGACGAGGATCTGGATGCGCTGATGCACGTCCAGACGCACATCAAGAGCATCACGCACCGCGAGAGTGGCGCCACGCTCAAGGTTGTGGCGGCTGACTCCAACACGGTCGGCGGGAAGAAGTCGGTCGGCACGCTGGTCGACGAGCTCTGGCTTTTCGGTAAGCGGCACGACGCCGAAAACATGCTGCGCGAGGCAATCGGCGGCCTGGCATCCCGCCCCGAAGGCTTCGTGATCTACCTGACGACACAGTCGGACGAGCCGCCGGCCGGGGTGTTCAAGCAGAAGCTCCAGTACGCCCGCGACGTTCGCGACGGCGTGATCGAGGACAAGCGCTTTGTCCCGGTCATCTTCGAGCACCCGCCGGAGATGGTCGCTCGTAAAGAGCACTTGCTGGTCGAGAACCTGGCGCTGGTCAACCCGAACCTGGGTTACTCGGTCGATGAGGAATTCCTGCAGCGCGAATACACCAAGGCCAAGACTGCGGGCGAAGAGTCGTTTCGCGGCTTCCTGGCCAAGCACGCCAACATCGAGATCGGCCTGGCGCTGCGCTCTGATCGCTGGGCTGGCGCCGAGTTCTGGGAAGCGGCGGTGACTCCGGTCAGCCTGGATGAGCTGCTGGCCAGGTGCGAGGTGGTTGCGGTCGGTATCGACGGTGGCGGCCTGGATGACCTGCTCGGCCTGTACGCGATTGGCCGGGAGACTGGCACGCAGCGCTGGCTCGGCTGGGGTCACGCCTGGGCGCACCCGTCCGTGCTTGAGCGGCGCAAGGAGATCGCCCCGGCGCTGCTGGACTTCGCGGCCGATGGGCACTTGACCCTGGTCAGCTGCATCGGCGATGACGTCGAGCAGGTGGCCGACCTGGTTGAGCAAGTCGAGGAAGCTGGCCTACTGGACAAGGTCGGTCTCGACCCGGCCGGCATCGGCGCAATCCTCGACCGCCTGGAAGAGCGCGGCATCGCCAAGGACCGCGTGGTTGCCGTAAGCCAGGGCTGGCGCCTTGGCGGGGCGATCAAGACTGCTGAGCGCCGCATTGCCGAGAAGGCGTTTCGCCCGGCCGCCCAGCCGCTCATGGCCTGGTGCGTGGGTAACGCCCGAGTCGAGCCCCGGGCCAACTCGATCATGATCACCAAGCAGGCCAGCGGATCGGCAAAGATCGACCCGCTCATGGCCCTGTTCAACGCCGTCACGCTGATGATGGCGAACCCCGAGGCCAGCCAGTCGGCCGACTTCAACGAATTTCTGAGAGCGCCGATCATCGCATGAAGACCCAAAGCAAAAAGCCGGGCCGGATCAAGGCTGCCGTGCTGGATTGGCTCGGCGTGCCTGTCGGACTGACCGATGAGTCGTTCTGGGCGAGCTTCGGCACCCAGGCTGCCGGCCAGCAGGTAAACGAGCGCAGTATCCTGCAGCTTTCCGCCGTGTGGGCCTGCGCGCGAATCATTGCCGAAACCATTTCGACCCTTCCGCTTGGCCTGTTCGAGCGGGCTGGCGAAGGGCGGCGAAGCGCATCCGGCCACCCGATTTACAGCCTGATCCACTCGCGGCCAAGCGCTGATACCACGGCGGCAGTTTTCTGGGAGGCGATGCTGGTCGCGATGCTGCTGCGCGGCAACGGCATGGCCGAGAAGAAGATGATCGGCAATCGACTTGTGGCACTGGAATTTCTGGCTCCTGGCCGGCTTTCCATCGGGCGTGACAGCAAGGGGAATCGCCGCTACCGCTACACCGAGAAGGGCGGCACGCAGCGCGAGATTCCCGAGGCGCGGATCTTCCGTATCCCTGGCTTCACCCTCGATGGAGATTGGGGTGTCTCGGTAATCGAGTACGGTGCCCAGGTGTTCGGCTCGGCCCTGGCCTCGAACACTGCCGCCAATAGCACCTTCGAGAAAGGCCTGGCACCGACCGTCGCATTCACGATGCAGCAGGTGCTCAAGAAAGAGCAGCGCGAAGAGTTCCGCACGAACCTGCGGGCCATTTCTGGCGCCCTGAATGCTGGCGAATCCCCGCTGCTGGAAGGTGGGATGGATGCCAAGACCATCGGCATCAACCCGAAGGACGCGCAGTTGCTGGAGTCCCGTGCGTTCAGCGTGGAGGAAATCTGCCGTTGGTTCCGCGTGCCGCCGTTCATGGTCGGCCACTCGGAGAAGTCCACCAGCTGGGGCACTGGCATCGAACAGCAGATGATCGGCTTTCTGACGTTCACCCTGCGCCCCTGGCTGACTCGTATCGAGCAGGCGATCAACAAGGATCTGCTCGGCCCGGTCGACCAGCTCCGCTTCTATTCCGAGTTCAGCATCGAAGGCCTGCTGCGCGCCGACAGTGCCGGCCGCGCTGCCTACCTCTCGACGATGGTCAACAACGGCCTGATGACCCGCGACGAGGGCCGGGCAAAAGAGAACTTGCCGCTCAAGGGCGGGAACGCGGACGTGCTCACCGTGCAAACCGCGCTGATCCCAATCGACCAACTGGGCAAGCCCCAAGGGAACCCCAATGCGTAAAAACATGCCTGCAGCCCGCGCCGGCGCCCCGGTTGCCGGCGTGCGCTTCGATCTCTCGCCCAAGGCCCTCAACCGCTGGAACCCGAACATCCAGGCGGCCGCCGAGGATGACAACACCATCAGCGTCTTCGACGTGATCGGCCAGGACTACTGGACCGGCGAAGGCGTGACCGCCAAGCGTATTGCCGGGGCGCTGCGCGCCATCGGCGACCGCGACGTGGTCGTCAACATCAACTCACCGGGCGGCGACATGTTCGAGGGGTTGGCCATCTACAACCTGCTGCGCGAGCACAAAGGCCGCGTGACCGTGAAGGTTCTCGGCGTGGCCGCCTCGGCCGCTTC